CGCAGCTCCGCTAACTCTGCGGGATTTTTTTATCCCTTAAACCCGGCCTGATATTTTCTGTCCTCTGCCACCGATATCCCGCAGCCCCTTCCTGTGAATAAAAATTCTGAATTTATTCACATTTCTGCAAATTACCTGTGGCACTCATAATCACCATACGTTACAATTCGCCCGCTGATTACAGGCAATAATCAAAACTACTCCTTAAGGTGACTATTCGTTTCTCCCGTCAATATCCAGGTGTATTACGGGAGATTTTTTAATTCCCCCCTCAGTATCACGGACATTACTGACGCCACTCTGTCGCCAGAGACGAATGTACGGGATAAATAAAAACTCTGATTTTCTTCACATTTTCAGTCATTCTCCGTGGCAGAGTGCATTCCGGCAGGTTACAGTTTCTTCGGGTCAATAAAAATAAAACGCCAACAGGTTAGTCAACATCGTTCTCTTCCCGCAGCACGGAGTACTGCGGGATTTTTTTATCCCCTTAACCCGGCATGATGCCTTCTGTCCTCTGCCACCGATATCCGGCCCCTCCCTTCCCGTGAATAAAAATTCTGAGTTTATTCACATTTCCGCACACTGACTGTAGTGCTCATAATCACGCTGCGTTACAGTTCATCTGCCAGAATAATGAAAAATTCCTTAAAGTTAATCTTCGTATCTCTTCCCGCAGGCGCCGAACACTGCGGGATTTTTTTTCATCCCCGCCCGATAACCACCACTTTCCCGTCACCGCCCTCATCACGGGTGCTGATGTCCTGGGATATCCGTCGTGAACCAACCAGCATTTCACCGTAAGGCACCGGCACCGGATTCCCCTGAGCAATCATGTTGTCCAGTGACGAAAAATACGTGTTCTGTCTGCCGTTATCCGTGCTTTTGTACTCCGGCGTCTTTGCCTTCGGGGCCAGCATCTGGGCCACACCACCCAGTGCCATTGCAGAGCCCATGGAAAACATGATGTTGCTGGCTGCAATACCGATACCCGGCATCCAGATAGCTGCCGCAACCAGCGCAACGCCAAGCACGGCCTGAAACACTCCGCCACTTTTGGCACCTTCTGCCCGGGGAACCAGATGAATGACATCCCCCGGGTTCAGTGGCTCATGCAGTCGGGGCGATATCTGGTCCGGCGCGGTATCCTCACCGGCAATACGTATCTGATACCAGCCTTCGTTCATCTGACGGCGGAATCCCGGCACCTGCTGCGACAGGGCACGGATGGCCTCCGCTGCCGTGTTCACATACAGACTGATGCGGCGACCAAATCGTTGTAAATCCCCGTGAAGGCAGATGCGGACCAGTGGCGGTGACGCCAGACAGAATGCGTTCGTCGTTGCCATTTTTCAGAATACCTCTCCCGTTTACTCAGTTGTTCAGGTATATGGTGAAGCAGGTCACCGTTGCCACAGTAAATGGCAGCATGATTCGGCACCGATGAACCAAAGCAGCACAGCAGAATATCGCCTGCCTGTGCACAGGACGGAGACACACGGTAAAAGCCAGTGGCCTCCATATTGTCCAGGTACAGGTTCTGACCGTTGCGCCACCAGTCATCCTCACGCACAAAATCCGGCAGCGTTATCCCCGCCAGATGGTATGCATCCCGGAACAGGGTGTAACAGTCCGTCACACCGTGTTCAAAGCGCCGTCCGGTCAGGTGCGGCACACAGCGGAAGCGGTGAATTTCACCCCGGCAGACCAGCCACCAGGGCAGGGCACTCTTTATCTGCAGCCGCCGGTCCGCCTCGCTCAGCCAGGGCAGACCACCGGGATGACTGTGGACCAGCGTCACAATCTCCCCCTGCATCTGTGCCTGCAGCCAGTCTTCCGGTGCAATACGAAAATACGCCTCCGGCTCTGCGGAGATATTCACGCAGGGCTGGTACCGCTCGCCCTCCGGGGTGCTTATCACGAAGCCGCACGACTCCGCTGGCGCACACCGCCGGGCATGCGCCAGAATCGCTGATTCAGTCTGTGTCATAAAACGGGATTTACTGCGAAAGTTTATTAATGGAAAGGAAACCGCCGAAATTAACCGCCATGCCGCGCATCTCACACCCGCGCATGCATTTACTGCATCTGTCCTTCCGGATATCCGTGGTGGGGTTGTCGAACTCATCCGCCACTGCCGGACCGTTATACCCGCATTCATCGCCCCGGTAATCCCACATACAGGTGTTCGCCAGCATGATGCGACCGGGAAACAGCACACCGTCCGTCTCCGTCGGTGTCGCCAGCACAAACGAGGCCGTCATGGCCGTCAGCGCTGACATCTGCTCCACCACCCAGCGGTCCGTCAGCTCCTGCTCCGGGTCTGCCTCAGGATTGCCTGCCACAAAGTTCACCGCATCCAGAAAACGCGCATACACCCGGCGACGGACCACCGTGGCCCCCACCAGGCTCTGCAAATCCTCCGCCATCCCGGTGGCAAGGCCAAACAGATTGGACACCGTCAGCGACGGGCGGGCACTGCTGCCCTTTCCGTTCATCTCAAAGCCGCTGCCCTCAATCGGGTAGGCCTGATATTCACGCCCCTGCCAGGTCACCGGCTCCCCTTTTTCATTCAGCTCATTGCAGAAAAAATACCGCTCACCGCCCTGCAACGTCAGGTCGATTTCCCAGAGCACCACCCGCGGTGACTGCTCTGACTTAACCGACTCGTTCAGGCTTGCTTCGTGAATATCCTGCATCAGTTCACCACCTGCTTAAACTCCGCGCTGAACTCAACGCGCAACATCCCGACCCGCGCAGACCACCCGGCACAGGTCACCTTTATCTGCCGGTATGCATAGGGTGGCTTCCACAAAAATGCCTTCCAGCCCCCGTGCTCTGCCAGGAACGCTTCCAGATGCCGGGCCTCCTCCCGGCTCACGGAAAGCATCACCCGGTATGTTTTCAGGTCAGCATTCAGCCCTGCCGCCATACGCTGTGAGTACCCGTCACCAAAACGCACTTCACGCACCGATGGCTGCGAGTTCACCTCCATATCCGGCTTCACTTTCCAGCGAAAGGTTTTCATCGCCCGCTCCCTGATAACATACCGCCATCACGCAACTGCAGCCGGAGCTCATCCTGCGCCCCCTTGCGGGCCATGTCATACACCGCCTTCATCAGCTGCGGCCCCGCCTGTCCGTTGATACCGTCGTTCTGAATCACCACGTGATTGTTCTGATTAAAATTAATACCTTCCGCCCGCCGCATCTGCGCCGGACTTCCGGCACCACCCACATAACCCCCTTCCGCATAGCCGCGCATCAGGCGGTAAAGATTCCCCACACCTATCCGGCTGGTTGCCTCCTTCGTGAAGACAAACTCCCCGCGGTGAACTATCCCCGCAGGCTCATATTTGCCGCCCGTGCCCGTAAATCCGCCGGTCGCGAAATGAAAGTTCGCCGCCGCAGCCTCAATGGCCGTCCCCGAGGAAGCCGTTACACCACCTCCAACAACCCCACCAATGGCGCTGCCGATACGCCCGACAATGCCCACCATGGCCTGTTTAAGCAGGATTTCTGTCATCATGGTCAGCACCGAACGGGTGAATCCCCGCCAGTTCTGTTCACTGCCGGTCAGCATCGCCGCCATATTCTGTGCAATACCATCAAAGGTCTGCGTGGCCACACTTTTAACCTGCGAAAAACTGTCCGTCGCACTTTCCGCCCACTCCCCCCAGCCGGACTTCAGCCCGGCCAGCCAGTCACCGCGCAGCATGTCTTCATCCGCCCATGTCTGTTTCAGTGCCCCGGTGACCCGGGCCAGCGCCTGCGGATTATCGCCATACACGTCACGAAGACGCTGCGCTTCAGACTCCCGCTGCGCCTGACGGTCAGTGAGACCACGGGCTTTTGCGCTGATGGCGGCCTGCTTCGCGCTCTGTTGCTCTTCAAACCGTGCAGCCTGCTGTGCAAGTTCATTCAGGCGTTTCTGGTGCTCCACCTTGTCACCCAGCTCAGCCAGCTGGCGTTTGTACTCCAGCGTTTCTTTCTCATGAGCCAGCAGGGATTTTTCCTGCAATGTAAGTGATTTTTTCTGTCCGGCCTGTGCATCCGCAAGCAGCTTTTCATGTAACACGGCATACTGGCTTTCCGCCTTCCATAAATCACGGCGCTGCTGGCTGATTTTCTCATTCGCACCGCTGTGCTTCTCCAGCGTCCGGAGCTCGGTTTCAAGCGCCAGCAGGGCAGCATGTGCCCGGTCTTCCAGGCGCTCACCGGCTGACACTCTGACACCTGACGACTTCGGTTTTTTCTGCGTTGATTCATAATCCTTTTTCGCCGACGCCATCAGCGTGTTGTAATCCGCCTGCAGGATTTTCCCGTCTCTCAGGGCCCTGTTCAGTTCTTCCTGACGGGCGGTATATTTCTCCAGCGGCGACAGCAGGCGTTCATACGCTTTCTGCGCCTCTCCGGTATACTTCAGCTGTGACGCCTCACGCTCAGCCCTGTCCCTTGCCGCCAGTTCACCGGCTTTTTCCATATCCGACTGCAGCGTTGCCGCCGCCAGCCCCAGACGGGCATTTTCCCGGTCATCCCATGCACCCTGAAGGTTGGCCCGGAACGAGGCGGTTTTACCGCGGCGCTGGCTCCGGCTCTGGTACCACTGCCATTTTTTATCCGCCTCATCAAATGCCTTCTGCGCACTGGCGAGCATATCCGCTGAGGATTCAGGACGACCGATATCCAGAATGGCATCCCACATCGATTTGAACGCCTTTCCTGTTTTATCCGCCCAGGTTTCCAGCGTCCCCATGTTCTCTTTCAGGCGGCGGGTCTGCTCATCAAAGCCTTTCGTGGCAGCATCGTTCGCCGCCTGTAAGGCACCGGCCTCGTCTCCGGAACGCTGCAGCTGTGCAACATACGCAATCTGCTCCGCCGTCACGTTGCGGAACTGGCGTGCCATCGCAGTCAGCCCCGACGTCGGGTCGGTGGTCAGTTTTCCGAAAGCCTCTGCAACCTTGTCCACCTCCACACCGGAGGCAGACGCAAAACGCGCCACACTCTGGTTAATGGCATCAAACTGTTCACCACCACGCACACCGGCACTGACCAGGGCTGCCAGTGACTCTCCCGCCTGGTTAAACGTCAGCCCTGCCGCCTGCCCGGCTCTGGAGAGCGTCAGCATGCGCTCTGCCGTCAGTCCTGACTGATTACCGGAAAGAACCAGGGTTTTATTAAACGCTGAAAGCGTGGAATCCCCCTGGTACCAGGCATACGCCAGCGCACCTGTCGCGGCGACCAGTGATGTGATCCCGACGGCAGGTAGCGAGACGGCTCCCGCCAGTCCCCGGAACATCGGGATAAGACCACCGAACGAGTCTTTCACCTGACCGCCCTGTTGCAGCAGGATGAGCCAGGGATTCTGACCACCGGCAAGCTGCGTGGCCACGTCGGTGAACTGCATGGGTAGCATACGCATGGCGGCTTTATACTGCCCGACGGACATCCCGGCTTTTTGTGCAGCCAGCGCCTGGCGGCTCAGCCCCTGCTCAACGGCAGAGGCCTGTTTCTTAAAAGACTGGCTGACACGCCCGGCCATCAAATCCGCAAGGTCACTGGTTTCACCCAGTTCTTTCTTTACCCGTGCAGCCTCTTCAGAAAAACGGGTTGAATCCAGTGTAAGAACAGCTGTCAGATCGGCAAAATTACCCGCCATAGCGTACACCTCCTGGAATTACCTCAGACACCATCATCAGCATGGCTTCATCCTCTGTACTGCTCCGCATGTCATCACTGACCGTAACGATTTCCTTCCCGTCAGCCCCAAAGCGGACACCACCAGAAAGTCCTGCCGCTTTCCGCATCAGCATATCGTCCTCATCCGGCATCTCCGTCTGCTCATCATCACGTCGGGGTGCCAGCAGACTGAAATCAGAGGGATGCATATCCGGATCGCAAAAAAACAGGCTGAGTACAGCGTACGTCAGCCCGGAAAAATGCATATCCAGCTGGGTATCATGAAAATAATGCGTGCGGTAAAAACGTCGCCAGTCGGCATATTCGGTGGATGTCATCCCGGCAAGCATGGCGCGCCAGTCGGGTCTCCCCATCTCACGCGCCAGTCTGAGGGCAAAGTTCAGCTCGCCGTCGAAGACTTTCCCGCAGAAAAATCATCATCAGTCAGCGCGTTATTTTTCGCCACTTCAGTAATATCAGTATCCGGACGAACAGCTTCGATCATCCCGGACAGGCACAACACAACGTCTTCCGCCCGGGCAATGGCATCGGCAGGCCAGGTGGTGAGCACTTCCTGCTCTATCTTCATCACGGCCTCATTCATTGACGGTGACGCCGTTTTCTGTGGATGGTTATGCCACAGGGACATCGCCACCAGAAA